CACCAATAGTGTCATGATTAAAAACGTATATAGATATTTCATTGTTTCCCCTAGAAACAATTCATTTTATCTATTTCAGCTGGTTTCCCGTTTTTAAAGAACCATACATAACTAGATACAACGTTGCCCTCATCGGTAACAACACATTTTTGGCCTACCGAGCAGGCGCTTAATGCAAATAGCAATGCTATTACTAAATAAAATTTATTCACATGCCTCACAGTCTTGGGTGCTGTCGATAACGACACCACCTTCAAAGGTTTTATCTTCTGCTCTTTGTCCACATTCACAGTCGTCACACTTACAATCAGAGTGATCGGCTTCTATGCAATGGCATAGGTGGTTACATTTTTTGCAGAATCTATCCATCATTTTTTTCTTTTAGGTAATCCACTTTTGATCCACTTTATATACTTAGTCCATGGCCAACAAATGGTCTCTATTATTTTTTTAATCATTCTTGGTCTCCTCAATATTATAGAAGAAGTTATCACTATCTTCTGTTTTCCACTTACGACTATCTTCAACATTCCACTCGCTGGTTTGAACTTTCCAATCGAATGGGATTTCATCCCTCACCGTAAAGGATGGTATGCTCCAGATTAGTCTATTATTTGGCTGAGCCGCATAGTTACCGTTTTCAAGGGCTAGTATGTGTGCGCACTTATGTTCGTGCGGAATTTCGGAATGATCCGTATCTACTATATTACTCTCTGGGTGGCCCCAGTCAATAGTAAAAAGATAGGCACCTGCGTACCATTTTTTATCTTTTCCTATAAATTTACCGGATTGTCCGTCTAGAATATCGTAAGAAGTAACAGCAGGATAATAACTAAAACAATTCCATAGCTCCAGCTCGTCAAGGCGCATCCTAGGAACTTTTTCGGGTTTGAATCCTCGTTGAATAAACGCACTAATCGGCAGTCTATAGAAGACAGCACCATTTTCCATAATTGCATGAAAGAGTACAGGACGCCCTGTAATCGATGCAAAGCCAAAAATAAGGCATTCTTCCACTTCTCCATGATGAGCTTTAAGATCATAGAGATACTCTCTCCTGATTTGTGCATAAGTAACAGGAATGTTTGCGTTTAAATATGCCATCTATCATATAATCCTTAGGTTGCTAAAAAATAGATAGCAACAATTACTACCACTACAGCGGTAGCTATTTTTGGATTAGCTTGTGCTAATGTCCAAAGTTGTTTTACTTTTTCCATAGTTTCCTCCTAATCGTATATATCTCCCCAAGTTTTACCAGACTCATAGTCTACTTTATTTGGGACGACTAATCTAACAGCATTTTCCATAATCTCAATGATTTTGTTTGCATGCTCTTTAGATTCTACAGATAAATCTAATTCATCATGAATCTGGATATGAGCTATAATACCTTCTTTGTATAGGTCAAGCATTGATTTTTTAGTCATATCTGCTGCTGATCCCTGTATCAGTTTATTTAAAGCTTTGTAAGTAAAAGCTCTTCTTATTCTATTTTCTCCATATTTTTTAACGGCATCTTCCCAAGTCATAGGTGTATGCATCCCAAATTGTGCCGGTTCCCATTTATTAAATCTACAACCTCTTCCCAACAAGGTTCTAATTTCTCCTTCTCTTGATGCCCATCTTGATGTTTCGTTCATAAGATCTCTGACAAAAGGAACTCGATCATGGTATTGATTAAATAATTCTTCAGCTTCTTGTTTCGTGCTCAACCCTAATTCTGCTTGTAACTTGGCTTTACCCATTCCATAAAATAATCCAAGATTAATAGTTTTGGCTTGAAGTCTGCTGATGCCTGCCATATCCGCAACCGTTCTATGAAAATCAATATCGTTATTAGAATAGTTATCTACAATTTCTTTTACGGATGGATCTTCTTTAATGCCCGCAGTAGTTGCTGCAAAGTGCACAACGAGTCTTGGTTCTTGTTGAGAGTAATCAAAACATCCCCACAAATGTCCTTCCTCAGGAATAAATAAAGATCTTATCATTGGACCTAAATCTTTATTACGAGCGGGAATTTGCTGAAGGTTTGGGTTAGAATATGAAAATCGTCCCGTGACGGTACCACCCTGGTCTGATCTTATTTGATTAATATCAGCATGTATTCTACCTTTATGTTCATATCTTAATATGGTATCTATAAATGTGGTGTGAGCTTTATTAATTTCTCTAGCCTTTGCTATTTTTTTAACTAGAGGATGCTCGTGTTCGGAAAGGAAATTCTTAGTAAATGATGGGGCATTTGTTTTTTCAGTTCTTTTGTAAGGCAGTTTCAGTTTGTCAAAAACTGTGGCAATCGATCTTGCTGCCCATATTTGAGCATCTATGTGGGTTTCTTTTTTTATTTCTTGCAGCAAGCCTCTTTCTTGTCCTAATAATTTTTGCTTCAATTGGTGAGCTTTTTCGACATCTACTCGGACGCCTTTAAATCTCATATCAACTAAGCAAGGGAAGAGTTGAGTTTCTAAATTAAATATTTCTGTTAAATTGTCTTTTCTAATTTGTGAAGAAAGTCTTTTGAATAAATCGAGCGTGAGTGATGCATCTTTTTCTGCATATTCCCCGACATAAATGGCTGGTAATTTGTAGAGTTCTGCTTTAGGATCTATACCCCAGTTTTTAGCTATTTCAAATAATGTTGCTTCACTTTTTCTCTCGCCCAGATATTCCCAACTTAAGGCATTTAAAGTATAACGCATTCTATTTTCATCGACTAAAGACGCCATAACCATCGTATCCATAATATGACCATTAATTTTAATACCATAGGAACGAAGCCAACAGACATCATACATTGCGTTATGAAATATTTTAGTAGCTTCAGTTGCACAAACATCAGTCAACCAGCTTAAGATTCTTTTTTTATCTAGATTGCCGCCCCCCTCGTGTCCAAAAGGATAATATTTACACCAACCATCCACTGCTACAGCAACACCAATAATTTCTCCGTTGCCTATAATAGCACCAGATCCTTTTGATTTTAAATCAGGGTCTCTTGTTTCTAAATCTATGGATATAAGTTTATATCCACTTAAATCTGGAAAATTGTCCGGGGCTATCCATTCGGTTTGAGCTTCAAACATCATTTATTAGCTTTCCACTTTTTATAACCTTCTATCCATGCTTCTGTTTTCTCTTTCTTTTCTTCGTAATCTCTTTCAATAATCATATCGATATAGTGTTTTGCTTTTAACAAATCTTCCTTTCCTCCTTTATGTGCGTGTCTGCAGATGTATTTGATAGCATTTCCCTCTGCGAATAGCAACTTATTCTTGTTTATGAACTGACTGGGTTGAATCACCATGTCTTTATAGTGAGATCCTCCAATTTGTTTTTTATAAGCACTCATATCTGATATCCATATTCTCCCATGGGATTAACTAGATATAAATTTTCAACAGTTCTTGTTATTCCTACAAAGAATAATCTGTGTTCAGGACTAGGATCTTTTTGATAAGCATTATAACTATTGTAATCAATATCCAGCATTAAAACGGTGTTCTGTCTCTCGTCTCCTTTTGCACCATGAATAGTTGAAAGTTTAATTCTTGGTTCTACGGTTGGAGAAATATTTTCTTTATTTTTTTCCATAGCAACAATGAAGTTTCTTTTCTTTTCATTAATTTTATCTAATGCTTGTTCCCAGCTGCCCGCCGCTAGCAGACCATGCTCGTTTCTTAAGTCTTCCATATTGATGACATCTTCAATGACACTTTTAAAAGAATCTCCTTTACCAAAGGTTCTTTTTAACTTGCCTCCCTTAACGGTCATAAAGCCATACATTTTTTGAGCGAGTTTAGCAGAAACCAATTGACCTTCATTTAATTTTCTCCAAGTATCAATCGCTTGTAAAATATCTTTACTAACTAAATTGTTTCCTTTCTTACTTCCGTAATAATAACCTTTATCTTCAAAGAAGTCTTTAAGCTGTTCTAACATCTTATTGGTTCTTGTCATAAGCATCCAGCTGCCTTTGCTGTAATCAATGTGTTCGAAATGAGATACATAGTTCACGGTTCCTTCAAAGTTTTTAGGTTTCCATTGTTTAGATACTCTTTCTGTAGATGGAATTTTATCAAGAACTTGTTTAGCTAATTTCCAAACCGTTCTTGGAACTCTTCTTGATTTAACAAGAGAAGAATCAATCGTTGTATTTTCTTTTTTATGAAGTCTTATAAAGTGTGTTGGATTAGCGCCTTGAAAACCCATAATCGCTT